CTCTCGCTGTAACCCTCGTACCAAATGTCCTCAATTTGTCTCATGGTTTTAGGCTTTTTGTGGTTCATCTTCTCAACCAAAATGCTGTCCATCTTTTTGCAGTAGCGCATTCGCTCCGGTGCAATCTGTAGTGCTTTATAAAATAAGTCATTTTTACTTGCAATGATATTTATAAAGTTTCGAATACTTCTTGGGGTATGTTCAGCACCGTCTAGATGAATGTGAATGCCGCAAGATGTATTTGTAAAGGCTCCAGCTTTGCGAAGCTTTCTTACTATCTCCTGCAAAGTTTCAATGTCCTCCCGGTAAGTTAGGATTGGGCTAACTAGCTCAACGCTATAATCTCTACCTGCAGCTACTTTTCTTCTACCTTCTTTTCTTTGACAGTGAATGCTCCCATCATACATAAATCTCCAAACTCTACCATCTGGAGTTTTTACCTTCTTAGTGTCGTAGTAAGTCCCGCCTTCACTATAAGTGCCTTGCAAAAACTCTGCAGCAACTCTGGCTGCCCTTTCCCTTGTAATCCCTGTAAATTCAATCTCGATTCCGAATTTTGCACTTAACATCGTACCTCACTCCTTTTAAAGTGTGTTTATCCTTTTGGCATGTACATATATCACTCTAAAAGGGTTAAATAGCAAGACAATTATTCGATATAAGGAGCATAATTTACACAGTTTTTCTTTACTTTTTCAGGATAAAACGTGTGCTTTATTCTTCAATCCTTCTGCAGGAATCCTCGCCATATACAATACCTAATGAGCTTCCAGAGTCCCAATTCACATGGATGGTTCCAATATCATCTACACTAATGACAGTTCCTCTCGTCCCAGGTTCCAGTTTGGTATAGGGATCATTCATCTTTACTAAAACCACTCGTGTTCCAGGCCTATAGATACTTCTGAGTTGTTCTAAGACATTAGGGTTAATGGTTTTCAAATTCCATCTACCTCCTCCTGCTTAGCAACTACACCTTTAAATGCAGAACTTCCGTTCAGTTTGGAAAGGAGTATCTTTCTTGCGGCCTTGTATTCTTCACCGATAAATCCTAACCTTAACAGAAAACAACGAAAGGCATACTTTTCATTATCCACTTCCTTAGCTGTGGCAGTGATTCTCTTCTGTTTTTTTGCCATATCACAAAGGGCTGTAATGAAATGCGTGTAAGCTTTAACTTTCTCAGCATCTTCATCAAAGGAAAACCAAGGGAATCGTAGAGTTTCCTCTGTTTGCTCAATAGGTAATTCCTCTACTCCAAGTGCTTTTTTAATGAGATCTCCTTTACTTTCCAGAATCTTTTCCAAGTTACTTAAGGCAATGTCGGTGAAGTTTTCCTTAGGTATTTCAATTACCAACAAATCTGTATTATCTGTAAGCCCCTGTTCCAGGCCTTCTGGTTTCACATAAGTAAATCCTCGACTATTGAGTTCATCAAGCAGTTTGACCGCTTTTTCGCCCACAACACCCTCATCAAAAATAAGAGCACCTTCCTTATCCACTTCAAATCTGCCTATTTGATAAATAAATGTTGGTGCGCCTTTGTATTCAGGCTTTTCACCTAGTACTTCTCCAATCGCAGTAACGAGGGCCTTTCTCTCACCACCAGTACGATTAAATTCAATTTTCATCCTACATACCACCTTTCTTATTTGGTAGTACCATATATCACTCTAACGCTACACAATAGCAAGTTATTTCTGTGCAAAAATGAATTTAAAACTTGCTCTATCAATCTAATTCATCAGAAGATGTGGCTGCCACATTAAATGGAATCTTCTCTTTTTCTCGAATGACATATACCTCTTTATCTGTTCCAACCTGCTCGATGTAACGCTTCACAATAACATCGCAGTACTTTTCATCCAGCTCGATGGTATAGCAAATTCTATCGGTCTGTTCACAGGCAATCAGCGTCGAGCCAGAACCTCCAAAAGGATCAAGTACGATACTATTAGTAAGGCTAGAATTCATAATGGGGTAGGCAATTAAAGCAATGGGCTTCATAGTCGGATGATCTGCATTCTTTTTCGGCTTATCAAATTCCCAAATGGTTGATTGCTTACGGTCTGAATACCAGAGATGCTTCCCCTTCTTTTTCCAACCGAATAGCACCGGTTCATGCTGCCACTGATAAGGGGATCTTCCAAGAACCAATGACTGTTTCTTCCAAATACAAGTACCGGAAAGATAAAAGCCTGCGTCAACAAAGGCTTTTCTAAAATTAAGTCCTTCTGTATCAGCATGGAAAACATATATACTTCCATCTGATGCCAATACCGATTCGATATTCTTAAAGGCATCTAATAAAAATTGATAAAATGCGTCATTGGCCATATTATCATTTTTGATTTTCCCAGCGGTTCCTTCATAGTTGACATTGTATGGGGGATCAGTTACCACCAGATTGGCGACCTTTCCTTCCATTAAAATGTTATATGTTTCTTTTTTTGTGCTGTCTCCACATACCAGTCTGTGCTTACCAAGTATCCATACATCTCCTAAACGCGAAACAGCGGGCTTATTCAGCTCGCTGTCCACATCAAAATCATCTTCTTTTATTTTTTCTTTCATCGTATCCTTGAAAAGATCATCTAGTTCTCCGGGGTCAAAGCCTGTCAGCGATACATCAAAGTCTGCAGCATTTAAGTCTGTAATGAGAAGTGCTAGTTTCTCCCTATCCCAATCTCCATTTATTTTGTTCAATGCAATATTGAGGGCTTTTTCCTTTTCCTCATTCATCTCAACAACTACGCAATCCACTTCTTCCATACCCATGTTCAGTAGGATTTTCAACCGCTGATGGCCACCAACTACTCTGCCTGTGGTCTTATTCCAAATAACCGGTTCGACATATCCAAACTCCTCAAGTGAGCGTTTTAACTTTTCGTACTCTGGATCACCCGGTTTTAAATCCTTTCTAGGATTATAATCAGCAGGGATCAGCAGTTTCGTTTTAATTTTCTCAATCTGCATATTTTTCCACCGCCTCTTTTAGTTCGCTATATTTATTAACATCCTCCCAAGGGAAGAGGCAACTGTTAAAGTGACCATAGACTGCTGTATCAGAGTAATGAATGTTTCTAAGTCGCAACTTTTCTATAATTGCTGCAGGCCTCAAATTAAATACTTCTTGAGCAGCAATGGTTAGAACTTCATCAGAAACTGTTCCTGTTCCAAAAGTATTTATAGAAAAAGCTACAGGATTTGCCTTGCCAATGGCATAGGAAATAGCCACTTCACATTTCTCTGCCAAATCACACCACACAATATGTTTAGCAATATACCTAGCCATGTAAGCTCCGCTTCGGTCAACTTTGGTCGGATCTTTCCCACAAAGTGCTCCGCCACCATGTGATGCAAGTCCACCATAAGTGTCCACCATGATCTTTCTTCCAGTTAAACCTGTATCTGCAGCAGGTCCTCCTAATACAAACTGTCCAGATGGATTGATAATAATTTCTGTTTCATCATCAAAAGGAAAATCCTCAAAACACTGCCATAACACATTATTTAGAATATCTGATTTTAACTCTTCCTGAGTTTTATTCTTTTCATGCTGAACTGACACTACAATGGTCTTAACTCTCACTGGAACATCATCATTATACTCAATGGTCACCTGTGCTTTTCCATCGGGAAGGATACCTTTAATAAGTTTACCTTTCCTTGCCTCATCTAGTCTCTTTACAATTCGATGAGATAAGACAAGGGGAAGGGGAAGCATTTCTC